TTGTGTGTGAAGATCGGCAGCTCGGTTAACAGTCAACATGCAAAAGCAGAGGCGGCAGACTTCGAATGCATGGGCACAGACAATGCAGAATTAGCTGACTGGATCAACAAGAACCTGGAATATGATCAACTAATTTTAGAATTCTATACACCAGGTGAACCTAATAGTGGCTGGATACATTGCAGCTACACACCTGATCAACCAAGAAAACAATTTTTACACGCATACAAATCAGAAGGAAAAACAAAATATAAACCTATAATTGGTAAAGCAGTAGATTTAGTTTAAAGTGGTAGTTGTTGGTTTAACAATAATGTTCAAACTTGGGACTCGAGAATATCGAACCAACGTCGCCCGTGAGAGCGGGACACTACCACTTGCCCCTGGAGTACAATCTCTGTCCCGTTCGGAAAAACCTATATCCAATCTCTTAATTCCTCTCCTAAAACTTCTGAAGCTATATTTATTTTCTTCCTTAAAGCTTTGACTATCTTTTCATCTACAGTTTTTTCAGCCATTAAATCTACGTAAGTAACAGCTTTCTTTTGACCAATACGATGTGCTCTATCCTCTGATTGTAATCTTTTTTCTAGATCATAACCATTAGAATAATAGATAACAGTATTAGCTGCAGTGAGTGTAATACCATAACCACCAGTTTGTGGTGTACCCAATATAAATCTACACTCAGGATCGTTTTGAAATCTTTGAATATTATTTTGTCTATCTTCTTGTGGTGTTAATCCATAATAATCAACCACGGATTCTTCACCATATTCTTTAGATATGTTCTTTTTAATTTCAGATATATCATGTTGATAGTTGGCCCATATAATAGCTTTACCTTCTATCTCTTCTAATACATCCATTAGTTCTGTTATTCTATTGTTTTTAATTTGTTGTGTACTACCATCGTCAGCTGTGAAATGACCACAAGTTATTTGGTGTAGTCGCATTAGTTGTGTTAATACTGTCATACTAGTTACTTGTTTGCCATTTAATATAGCAAGCGCAGTGGTTTTCATCTGTTCATATAATTTAGATTGTTCTGCTGTAAGACTTACATTTCTTTTTATATAAATCTTATCTGGTAAATCTAAGCAATCTTCTTTTAATACACGATAAGAAAAACCTTTTAACTTATCTGATAACTCACCTATATTTTTAAAATAGTTCACAACCTGTATTGATCTACCTCTAGCATTAATAGTTTTCATCTCTGCATATCTATTCCTGAAAGCGTAGAATGATTGAAAGTTTAATAACCATGGACTTAAAAACTCACACTGTGAATACAAATCTAATGGGTTTTTAGTAACAGGAGAACCCGTCATTATTCTTCTATACTTTGCAATTTTAGCTAGTTCTAAAATATTTTTAGTTCTTTTAGCAGAAGAGTTTTTAATAGTAGTAGACTCATCTACACCCATCATAGCAGAATGACTTCTTAAAAAAGAAGCAGCAAAATCTTTACCTTTAGATGTACTCAAAGCTTCTACATTCATTATAAGAATGTGTAGCTTTGCGTCAGTCTTAAATAATGTTTCTAATTTTTCTTGTTGTTTTTTATTAATCAACGACTGCCACATTACTGACACAGTTTCAATATGTGATGGAGTATGTGTAGGTATTTCTTGATTATACCAAGTTCCTATTACACCTTTAGGTGCAATAATTAAGGCACCATCTATTTTACCTTTATCATATAACATCGACATATTGTCGATTAATACTTTTGTTTTACCAGTACCCATTTCCATAAAATAAGCAAAGGTTTCTTTGTTCCAAGATTTTTCTAATGCAATTAATTGATGTGCATATGGCTTGGTCTTAAATTTATATTTCATAATTTTCTTCTTTCTGACTTGACATATAATCAATGATAAACTATATGTCAAGACATAATGTCAGAAAGAATAGTTTATGTAATACAGGAAATTCCAGGGACGCAAGCAGGCAACCCTAAAATAAATATTATAGGTGCTTCTCAATACGGTACTTTAAAATTTTTATTACCAGAATTTTCTCAAATGATTTTTTCTCCTGGTCCACTTATATATAAGTTAAGACAAGGTTTAAAAAATTTTAAACACGGAGATTATTTACTACTTACAGGCGATCCTGCAATCATAGGTGTTGCATGCTCTATTGTATCTGATATTACAAATGGAAAATATAATTTACTCAAGTGGGATAAACAAGAAAGAAAATATTATCCTATTGAAATTAATCTATACGAGAAAGGAGAAATAGATGAGTAACATTAACTTTGAACAAGATAAAACAGATGTATTAGATAAAAGTGATAATCTTAAAATTTTATCTGATGAGGTGCAGAAGATGGAGTCTTTAGCAAAAGAAATAGAAAATATAGAAGACACATTGAAAAGCAGAAAAAAAGATTTAGACGTTATCTCTGGTGAGGTAATTCCAACTATGATGTCTGAGATGGGTTTATCTCAACTCAAACTTATGGATGGTTCTACTATAGACGTCAAGCCGTTCTATAATGCCACGATTACACAGGCAAATAAAGAAGCGGCTTTTAACTGGCTTCGAAACAATGACCTAGGAGATATTATCAAGAACGAGGTGGTAGTATCTTTTGGACGTGGAGAAGATAACAAGGCAGCAAATTATGCTGAACTTGCGAGGGGTCAAGGGCTTCAACCAACACAGAAGTTAAAGGTTGAACCCATGACTCTGAAAGCGTTAGTCCGTGAACGTATAGAGGCAGGTAAAGAAATGCCAGCGGAAATTTTCAGCGTATTCGTTGGAAATAAAACAACAATAAAGAGGAAAAAATAATCATGAAAAATGAAACAAATATAACGAAGAAGGAAGAAGCAGGTGCACTAGCTGTCAACATGTTTGAAGCTGATGCAAATGCTGGCTCTCAGAATATTGGGCAAGACGATGTCGCCTTACCATTTCTGAAAGTCTTGGGGCAGTTGTCTCCAGAGATAAACAAGAAGCACGCTAAATATGTCGAAGGTGCAGAACCTGGAATGATATTAAATAGTGTGACTAAAGAGTTGTTTGATGGAGATAAAGGAATAGAAGTTATTCCAGTTTTTTACAATAGAAAATATCTAGAATGGCAAGATAGGGGCGAAGGAGTGGGTGCTCCAGTTAATATCTTTGCAATAGATGATCCTATTGTTAAGACAACTAAAAGAGATCAGTTCAACAGAGATAGATTATCTAATGGTAACTATCTTGAAAATACAGCAAATCATTTTGTTGTACAGTTGGGACAAATACCTACTAGTGCTCTTATATCGATGACAAGAACGCAGTTAAAAGTTAGCAGAACTTGGAACTCAATGATGATGTCGATTAAACTACAAGGTAAAAATGGTCTGTTTACACCACCAACATTTAGCCACATCTATAAGTTAAAGTCAGTTCAAATGACTAATGACAAAGGAACTTGGTTTGGTTGGGATGTAAGTAAAGTTGGACCTGTATCCGATCAAAGTGTTTATAAACTAGCAAAAGACTTTGCTGAAAAAGTAGGTAAGGGTGAGGTAGAGATAAAACACGAAACAGATACAGAAACTACAGAGAAGTCACCATACTAAAGTATCCTAGGTAGTGGGCGGTAAAGGGAGACTGGAGCCGCCCATTAATAATTATAAAGGTAAGAAGATATGGATGATTTTATAAAAATATTTTCAGGATTAGACCGTGCTCATGGTGTCACTTACGTAGATAGAAAAGGTGCTGATGGTCAAAAGATAAAAGGTAAATCTTTTGTACAAAGAGAGTTTGTTACAAATGAAATGTGGGAGAACCACTTAAAAGGTATAGAACCTAGTCTTGGTATTATACCAATTACAGATGATAATACATGTAAATGGGGATGTATAGATATAGATTCTTATGCAGGTTTTGATCACAAAAAATTAATAGACAAAATAAAAAATTTACAATTACCACTATTAGTATTTAGATCTAAGTCTGGTGGTGCACATGTATTTTGTTTTACAACAGTTCCTGTTGAAGCAAAACTAATGCGAGATAAATTAATATCTGTTAGTGCAGTGTTAGGATACGGTGGATCAGAAGTTTTTCCAAAACAAGTAGAATTAAAATCCAAAGATGATACAGGAAATTTTTTAAATTTACCATACTTTAATGGTAACAAAACAACAAGATATTGCTTTAATGAAAATGGTGAAGCTGTTAATCTGGAACGTTTTTATCTATTATATAATTTATATAAAATTACACCAGATCAATTAGAACAATTAAAAGTAAAAAGACCAGAGTCAGAATTTAGTGATGGCCCACCTTGTTTAGAATCATTAACACAATCAGATATTAAAGATGGTAGAGATAGAATACTTTATCAATATATACAATATGCAAAAAGAAAGTTTCCAGAGAGTTGGCAAGGAAAGATAAATGCATTTAACTATAAGTATTTTGAAAAGCACCCTGAAGGACCACTTGATGACAAGATAGTTCAAGGTAAAATTAAATTTAACGATGGTAAAGATTTAGGATTTAAATGTAATGAAGATCCTATGTGTAATCATTGTGATAAAAATTTATGTAGAACTAGAAAGTTTGGTATAGGTGGTGACGCAGTATTTCCAACACTATCTGATTTACAGAAAGTAGAATTAGATGAACCATATTATTGGGTTAATGTAGATGGTGAAAGAGTTAAATTAGATAACATAGACTATCTGATGGAACAAAGATTATTTAGAAGAACTGTTGCAAAACAAATAAATAAAAAACCACCACGAATCACGGTCAAAGAATTTGAAAAATATACAGATCAATTATTACAAGGTGTAGAAATAATAAAAGCACCAGAAGGATCTTCTATTGTAGATCAGTTAAAAGAACACTTAGAAGAGTTCTGTACAAACAGAACTGCAGCAGAGACTACTAAGAAAGATATACTAAATGGAAATGTATACACAGAAGAAGGTAAACATAAATTTATATTTCATAAGTTTTATCATGGACATTTACAAAGAAAGAAATGGCCAGAGAAACCACAAGTGACTCAACAGATGTTAAAAGAATATTGTAGCTGCACTGATGATAGAATTATTATAGGTAAAAAAAGACCTACCATCATGGTAGTAGATGCTTTTGAAAAACCAGACAACACACATACACAAAGAAAACTAAAAGAGAAGGATCCGTATTAATGAGAACAATAGTATTAGGACCACCAGGAACAGGTAAGACACATACTCTTTTAGAGAAGGTAGATGACTATTTAAAAACCACTAACCCAGATAGAATTGGTTACTTTGCTTTCACAAGAAAAGCAGCTAACGAAGCAAAAGAAAGAGCTATGAAAAAATTTAATTTTTCAGAGGATGATTTACCACACTTTAGAACATTACATTCTTTAGCGTTTAGAACTTTAGGAATTAAAAAAGATCAAGTTATGCAGAAACGACACTACGAAGATTTAGGTAGAAAAGAAAATTTATTTTTAGATTACAATGATTACGATGAAGAGGAAACTGGATTGTTTACAACAAAATCTGATTACCTTAGAATAATTAATCTAGCTAAACTTAGAAACATAAGTATTGATAGACAATACAATATGAAAGAACATAATCAAGATGTTGAATATGGGACACTGATTCATTTAGCTAACGAGTTAGAAAGGTACAAAAAAGAATATAATCTTATCGATTACAACGACATGATATTAAAATTTATACAGAAAGATATGTCACCAAACTTTGATGTTGTTTTTATAGATGAAGCACAAGATTTATCTTTAATGCAGTGGAGTATGGTTAAGAACATATGGGAGAAGACAGTAGATTCTTATATTGCAGGTGATGATGATCAAGCAATATTTAGATGGGCAGGAGCGGATGTAGATTCATTCATAGCACAAGAAGGAAAACCTTTACACTTAAAAGAATCAAAAAGAGTTCCTAGAAAAATACATGAACTAGCAAATGATATTATAGGTAGAGTTAATAATAGAATAGATAAGAGTTGGAATCCAAAGAAACATGAAGGTAGACTAACACCTTATGATAACTTTGAAGATGTAGATATGTCTTCAGGTAAATGGTTAGTATTAACTAGAACAAGATCTATGTTAGATCCACTAGAAGATACTATAAGAGATAAAGGTTTTTACTATGAAAATAGATTTAAAAAACTTTATGAGAAAGATATACAAGAAGCAGCTTTAAACTGGGAGCATCTAGTAGGTGGACAAATGCTAGGATACAAAGACATAGAAAAAATATCTAAATACATTAGTAAAAATAAATGGGACAAAGATAAATTAAAATCTATGGTTAAGAATGGTGTGTATAGTTTAGAACAATTACAAAAAGACCACGGACTAAAAACAAAAGAAACTTGGTTTGACGCTTTTGATCAAGCAGGACAAAAAAGAATTAATTATATAAGACGTATGAAACGTAATGGAGAGATACTGAACAAAGAACCACGGATCAAATTATCCACGATACATAGTGCAAAAGGTGGAGAAGAAGACAATGTAGTTTTATTAACTGATCTTACATACAACACTAAAAAATCTTACGATAAAAATCAAGATGATGAAACAAGATTATTTTATGTAGGTGCAACTCGAACAAGAGAACACTTACACATTATAAGACCAAAAGACGATAACAAGTGTTACCCAATGCAGGAGGTTATATGACACATAAAGATATATTTGAGGAAGCTTTTCCTCAATACACCCAGGTAGGCGGAAATCATTATACTAAGTTTCCCATACAGCCCTATGAATTTATTTCAAAGAATGATCTTTCGTTCTTTCAAGGAAACGTTATTAAATACGTTTGTAGATATCAGAGAAAAGGAGGAGCTGAAGATATTAAAAAGATAATACATTATTGTCAATTAGAACTTTTAAAAATAAAAGATATGCGAAAGGATAAAAAATGAGTTGGAAAGAATTTAGAGAGCGTGCAAAAATAGTAGAAGAAAGCTTTGCTAAAAATTTAACTGATCCTATTTGGGCAAACGATTATCAAGATATGCATGAACATTGGGATGTAGAAGGTACATTAGATAATAAACTTTTAAAGTTTGATGTTAAGGGAATGAAGAAAGTAAATCGTTGGGATAATAAAAAACAAGATGATATTGCTTGGGTTGAAGGAACTAATGTTAGAGGTAAACCTGGTTGGGTAAAAGGTAAAGCAGACTACATAGTATTTGAAAGAAATGAATATTGGCTACTAGTTAATAGACAAGAATTATTAAATCATATACAAGATAAACTAAAGGAGAAAGGTTACGAAACAGGTAAAGGAATATATCAAATCTATCAACGTGAAGGTAGATTAGATAAAATTACTATGGTTCCTTTTCAAGATATTGAACAACTAACAGATATAAAGAAAATAAATAAAAATGCCAGCACCAGCAAGAGTAAATAAAAAAGTTGTAGTGAATAAAAAATATAAATTTTTTTTAGAAATCTATCTATCACTAGAAGTACATGAAGATATTAGTTGGGAAATATTTCCTGAAGACTATCATTCAGCGTTGTATGCATTTTCTAATAAAGAAAAATTAAACAAACTAATAAGGAAAAAATATCTCTATGAGCCAAAAACTAATATTTAAACCACAAACAGAGTGGTTACCACCAGAGGAATTTCCTAATCTTAGTCAACACGATGAGATATCCATAGACCTTGAAACTAAAGATCCTGGCCTAACTAAAACTGGGTCAGGGTCTGTAACAAAAAATGGTGAAGTTGTTGGTATAGCTGTTGCTGTAGAAGGATGGTCTGGATACTTTCCAATAGCCCATGAAGGCGGTGGTAACATGGATAGAAACATGGTATTGCAATGGTTGAAAGATGTATTGAATACAACAGCCACAAAAATATTTCACAATGCAATGTATGATGTATGTTGGCTACGATCGATGGGTTTTACTATCAATGGTAGAATAGTAGATACTATGATAGCCGCCGCATTATGTGATGAAAATCAGTTTCGTTTTGATTTAAATACTTGTTCTAAAAGATACACAGGATTAAGTAAAGATGAAACAGCTTTGTATGCTGCTGCAAAAGAATGGGGTGTAGATGCAAAAGGTGAGATGTATAAATTACCTGCAATGTATGTAGGTCAATACGCAGAGAAAGATGCATCTATAACTTTACAACTATGGCAGTATTTAAAAAGAGAAATATCAAATCAAGATATAGAATCTATTTTTGACTTAGAAACCGAACTATTCCCTTGCCTTGTTGATATGCGGTTCTTAGGAGTTCGAGTAGATATTGAAGCAGCTCATGCATTGAAACAAGAATTAGTTCAAGAAGAAAAGCTATGCCTACAAAAAGTGAAGACAGAAACAGGAATAGACACGCAAATATGGGCCGCACGATCCATCGCTCAAGTCTTTGAAAAACTTTCTTTACCATTTGATAGAACTGAGAAAACACAAGCACCGTCATTTACTAAAAATTTTTTACAAAACCATCCACATCCAATGGTTCAACACATCGCTAGAGCTAGAGAAATAAACAAAGCTCATACAACATTTATTGATACCATATTGAAACACGAACATAAAGGTAGAATTCATGCTGAGATAAATCAGTTGCGATCTGATAATGGAGGTACGGTCACTGGAAGATTTTCATATTCTAACCCGAACCTCCAACAGATCCCTGCAAGAAACAAGGAACTTGGACCACGGATCAGATCTTTATTTATACCAGAAGAGAAATGTAAATGGGGAGTATTTGATTACTCACAACAAGAACCACGTTTAGTTGTGCACTATGCTTCACTACAAAACTTATATGGTGTTAATGATGTATTAGATGCATACAATGAAGGTGATGCAGACTTTCATACAATTGTTGCTGATATGGCTAACATACCAAGATCACAAGCTAAAACAATTAATCTAGGATTGTTCTATGGTATGGGTAAAAATAAATTACAAGCTGAATTAGGTGTAGATAAAGAAACATCTGATGGATTATTTAGACAGTACCATGATCGAGTGCCATTTGTAAAACAACTAATGGATAACGTTATGCAAAGAGCACAGCAACGTGGTCAAATAAGAACTTTACTTGGAAGACTATGTAGGTTTCATTTGTGGGAACCAAATATGTTTGGTATGCACAAAGCATTGCCTCACGATCAAGCGCTCTTGGAACACGGACCAGGGATTAGAAGAGCATACACATACAAAGCTTTGAATAGATTAATACAAGGATCAGCCGCTGATATGACTAAAAAAGCTATGTTAGAACTATATAAAGAAGGTATCATACCGCATATACAAGTACATGATGAGTTAGATTTGTCTATTGAATCTTCAGATCATGCTGATAAGATAAAAGAAATAATGGAACATGCTGTTAGTTTAGAAGTTCCAAATAAAGTTGATTATGAATCTGGTCCTAATTGGGGCGAAATAAAATGAGGATAAATTATGGCATATCTAAATGCAAATATACCACCAATCTATGCACAAATAAGAAGAGAGTTTTTATATGATTTACAAAAGCATCATGGAGAAGTTGAAGACTGTATTATCTTCGGCATATCGGCTCTTACTGGAAGGAGTATACTATGGCATGCTATTATGG